AGGGTGGCCTTCTGCGTGCCCGGGATCGGGGCAAAGGGCGAGATGGACTGATCGAGATTCTTCCGATCAAACATCGGAATGTCGGCCGTGAACTTCGGGTCCATGATCAGGAAGTTCGCATCGGCCGCCGCTAAGGTTTCGGCCGTCCCGACGACTGATTCGATTTTGGCCGCCACGACGGCGCGGCGTGATTTAATTTCAGCCATGGGACACCCCTCCTCTGTCTATCTGCCGGCGCTGCCGGTCCTCTTCGTAGGATGAGCCATCGGATTTGACGGCGCTCCCGGTGCGGATCAATCCCTCGGCCGCCTCGTCATCCACTTCGACTACACCGCCCGCATGATGGGTTTCCCCATCCTTCGTCACGTAGGTCGTTCCCGGTGTTAATTTGATTTTCAAGGGTTCTCCTTTATAAGCGTCCGGTCAGCACCAGAATCAGCAGGACCAACAGCAACAGACCGATGCCGCCGCTGGGGTAATAGCCCCAGCCGGCGCTGTGCGGCCAGGTCGGAAACGCGCCCACCAGGAGCAGGATGAGGACGACGAGGAGGACGGTATTCATGCGATTACCGGATCCGTGTTCGAATGCCGATACTGGATTTCCCACGTGCAGACCTGCTGGACATCCGTATTGGCATCCTCCACATCCAACGGCTCGGACCCCAGGAGCTTCGTGTCGACGGCATGGCCCCCGCGGCTGCGGTCCGCCAACATCGCCTTTTGCGCATCGGCGAGAAAGCTATTCATGACCTCGTCGCTCTCGCGCGCGTCGGTTGCGGCGTCGTGCACCACGATCAAGAGGAGATCCACGGTGAGGTGATGGGTGATCTTGCCGATCGGCTCATCCTTTGAGGTCTCCGCGCCTTCGCGGATGATGATCATCGGAAACGCCACCTGGGACTGGCCACCAGTGCGATAGCGCTGCACCGAGGCAATGCCGGAGATCGCCGCCAGGGTCGTTTTGATATTCTTCATGACGAGCTCACGGATGCTGTCCGGCATTGGGCCCTCATCGCACTAAGCTACCTTTGAAACGAGATTCAGGACACCCCGCACCTTTTGCGAGAACGCTTCTTTCATCGCCCGATCCATCGCGCCCTTGAGATGCGGCACAAAGTCGGTATGCGTCATCGAATTAAATAAGGTCTTAAAGCCGAGGCGCGCCGGCACCCGCACCGACCGCACCCGGCGCAGAATCACAAACGACCGCTTGGCGCTCTGATAGATTTTGCGCGGCGTATAGTTCTGATCGTTCAGGAGATCCCCTCCGCCGCCCGCCGTGTTCGCCGTGATGATCAAATACTGCCCCTTGGTGGGGGTAATGGTGCCGCCGGTTTCGTGCTTCGTCAGAAACCGCGCCAGCCGCGCGGAAAACCGCAGGCTTCCGAGGTCCGTCCCTCTGGTAAACGTCTTCATGCCGCCGCCCGCCCGCTTGGCGTCCGGCCAGTTGATGCCCGGCCGCCCCGAGAGCCGCTCGGCGATAAACCGCTTTTTAAAGCGCGCGCCGCACTTGGCCATCTCCTGCTTGCAGTAGCGAAAGGAGAGGTCCGGGGCGTCCTTGATCGCCTGCTGGATCTGCTCGAGCCCGATGATCTGCGCCTGGATGTACATCTTCCTAACCTTCTGCTTCGACGGTCCACATGCCGTCGTCCTGGTCGAGGATCTTCCCGACCCGAAACACCGTGTCGACCGAGTCCGTCGCGCGCAACCGGATGGCGACCGTATCGAGCTTCTTGATCTGCGGAAGGGTGGCGACCGGGATCATCAGCTTGACCATGATCCCCGAATAACTGCGGCCGCCGACAGCGAGGACGCGCGCCATATCGCCGCGAATCACCACCGCGTTCATCTCGGTGGGGACGCCGGCCTGGGTATAGGTCACCGCCTCGCCGAACTCGTCCGCATTGACGAACAGCGCGCCGTCCGCCAGCAGTTGGTCCTTCAAGCTCACGGCGATTAACTGAGCGTGGCTTTAATCGCGTGCTGCCAGAGCCCATAGCCCGCATTCCGGATCGCCGACACCCCGTAGAGGTGCCGCTTATTCATGAATTCCTCTTCCGACCCCTCGGCGATCGCGGACATCTTGACGCCTTCTTCTTCCTGCAGGATGAACGGCTTCACGCGGCCGTCTGTCCGGAAGGCATAGATTTCATCCGTGGCCGACAGCCGAGGATTCACCGCAACATCGATCGAGATCCCCATGTCCTTGAGCGGGTTGTCCCGCGAGCCGCTGCCGGTATTGAGAAGGTTCGCGGTGACGGCCGTCTTGGCCGGTCCCCACATATTGACCGGCACCATGATCAGGAAGTGCGTGGCCAGCTCGTTGAGCGGCTCGCCTTGATCGTCTTTGAACGTGTAGAAATGGCCCACCAGATTCAACAGGATGGCGGCCATCTCGTCCGCGGTCGGCGCGGCGGCCGTGCCCACGTTCAGCGCGCCGTAGTCCGAGGACGTCAGCAGATTGGTCAGCGTCCCCGAATCGTTCTCGGCGTGCGTGGCGGAGAAGAAGTTCAGCCCGTCATAGCACGGCGCGCTGCCGCCGGCGGCGATCAGCGTGGAGACAAGCTTTGCCCAATGCGACGCGGTCCGATCGGCCATCTCCTTGATGCGCAGCATGACCTGACCGGTCTTATCCCGGCGAATCTCGTCCACCAGGACGTACATCGTCGCTTCGAACGTTTTATTGACGATCGTGAGGCCGTTCTCGCGCAGCCCTTTGGCATCGCGGCCGCCGATCCATTCCCGCATCGCCGGCGACATGCCCAACCATTTATAGGTCTCGCTCTCCTGGTTGGAGTCCACGTGCATGCCGAGTTGCGGAATCCACCCCTGCCCGAGGGCCTGCTGCAGGGTTTCGTAGAACGTGCCGATGATGGCTCGGCTGCCTAAAGCTGCTGCACCCATAGTCGCCTCCTTCTCAATTCAGTCAAATTCAGACCGAGCCCGGTTTAGATCATCGCATTGACAATGGTGCGGATCGCGGCCACGTCCACGATCAGCGCGTTGATTTGCGCCTGCATTTCCTTGTTCTGCTCATTCACCCCGGTCACAATGGAGGCCACTGCCGTCGCAATGGCCGTATCCACTTGCGTGGCACTCGGGGTTGCCACGCCCTGGCAGTTCCCGGCGGTCGCCGCCACATCCACCAAGGCGTTATTGGTCGCCCCGGTTAGCGTCCCGGTCAGCGCCGCAGCCGTGGCCGCAGCCACATCCGCCACATTGCTCTCGATGTTATGACCCTGCGCGTTGAAGGCCACATAACAATAGGTGCTGACATCCCACCGCACGATCCGGCCCACCAAACTGCTCGAGCCCTCGGTCAGGGTGAAGGCGTTATCGTCGGAGGCGTAGACGAGCGAGCCGACATCGGTCAGCGCCGTGACGCCTGTGACCGACAGACGAATCAGCCCCCAGCGCCGCACGCGCACCCGCATCGCGCCGGCCGCGCCGGCTGAGTTATCGGCTTTGCTCTCCGCAAAGCCGACAAAGCGATCGCCCGCGACGAGAGGCCGCGCATTGCCGCTGGAGTCCAGGCCGACCGCCGCACCCTCATAGATAATGTCTGTGGCGATCACCGGAAAAGAATTCACGTCGCCGAGCTCGTAGGTCCTCGGCGCATCGACCGCCAGCGTCGTCATCCCGCACAGGATGGGCAGAATCTCGCCATCCAGGTCCCAGCACTTCACCCCATTAACCAGAATTGTTTTCACCGACATACGTGCCTCCCCTTTCGAAAAGTGTCAGCCGCTGTGACCAACGGTTACTTCTTCAGAATCTTGACCAAGCCCTTGTCTTCCGCCGTCTTGAACGCGACATAAATGCCGACGCTCCCAAACTCCTCGCGCAAGGCCGGGGTCCCCGTGTATTCCTTGGTCCAACGTTCCTCGGGCGGCAACGCGCTGAGATCCTCTTTCCTCGGAATGTCGGTCGCCCCGCCGGCAGACGGCGGTGAGGCCGAGATCAACTTGTCCAGCCGGCCCTTGTTCGCGGTCTTTTCCGCCGCGATGAATTGCGTCTTCGCGTCGTCCACGCTCGTCTGGCTGGCGATCAGCTCCCTCGCCAAGGTCTCCTGGCCGGCAAACGCCGCGTCCTGGATGCCGAGGATCCGCTCCCGTTCGGCCTGTGCTCCGGCGACGGCGCCCGAGGAGAAAATCTGCTTGAACACCTCGGGGTGCGCGGCCTCAAAGGTCACGACAGTGATGTCGGTGCTCTCCGGTTTATCTAAGACTGCTGTTTCTTTGCTCATAGCGTTCTCCCGTGTTGAAAAATATCGATCCAAAAACTGTGTGGCCTTGGCTGCCAGGGAATCCTCGACGGAGAACATGCCGCCGGGGTTGGCCGCCGGCTGATCCACGACGTCGGCCGCCATGAGCTTCTTCAAGCGCGCCAGCGGCAAGGCATCTTTCAGGGGTTCGCCCTGCTCATCCTTTTGGACCAGCTCCTCGCCGGTAAAGACGATGCTCGCGCCGAAGGCCTGCGGATCCTCCTCGGCCAGGTCCATGACGTAGCCGGCGAGATCTCCGTCCGGGGTTTTGCTGGCCGCCTCGAGGAGATGCAGATCGCCGCGGACGACATCGCCGTCCCGGCGCAGCTGCTTGACGCGGCCGAGCATCGTGCCCATGCTCGTGCCGGAGGCGTTCGGATGGTCAAAGCGCGACTTGACGCCGGCCTTGGCCAGGTTGCCCTGCTCGACCACGGAATCTAAAAACGTTTCGTCCAGCCAAAGCTGATGGCCGAGGGCTTCCCCTTTGGTGACCACCGCCACGCCGTGAATGACGCGGTGTTCCCGATCCACGCCGAATCCCTGAGCTGCGGCCGGCTGCCAGGCGACGGCGGACCGGAACCAGCGGGTGCCGAACGCGACGTCCGCGATCGAGAGCGTGTCCTGTTTCATTCTGTCCTTCCGATCGCAAAGGCCGGCCCGGTATCGCCGACGTCTTTCTTCGAGCCGCCGATGCGCGGCTTAATTTCATCGTCGGTGCCCGGCGCATTGGGGAGAAAGGGTTGCATCGCTTCCGGCGGCGGCAAGCCGAGCTCAAGCCGTTTGGTGAGCTCGCGCTTTTGCTGCTCGAGGACCTCTTCCCAGTCCTTGCCGTTGGCCGCACATTCATCCGCGAGGGTGCTGATCCCGGCCTCGATGGCGAGCTGCGAGGCCTGCACTTCCTTGACTGGATCGATCCAGCCTTTGCCGGGGGCGATCCAGCGCGTCCGCATCCAGCTCGGCCGATCCGGCCCGATCAGATCCACGAGCGGCAGATCGCCGTCGAGCCACGCTTCCTCCTGGACCATCTGCCAGACCGGATCGCACAGCCGCCGAATCATCCATTCCTGGCGCATCTTGAAAAACATGAAGGCCTCGAGGATCGCGGCGCGCGCGGAGGAGTAATTGGTTTTGCTGAAATCCTTGGCGATGATTTCATACGGCAGGGCCAGGCCGACGCCGATCGCGCGCAGGATCCGCTCGACAAACGGCTCGAACGTGCCGCCCGGCCGGCTGGGGGAGCCGAAGGAGACGGCTTCCCCTGGCGCGAGGTACTCAATGACGCCAGGCTCCATCTCCTGGACGCGCTGGCCCATGTCGTTGACGGAGGTCGCCGCATTGACAGCCGATTCATACGGATTATTTTTTGTGACGAAGGCGGAGAAGCAGGCGGCCACGCGCGCGGACACGAGCTCCGCTTCCATGTAATCGGCGAGGTCCTTAAAGAGATTGATCACCGGCGCGAAGAACGGCTCGCCGCGGGTCTGCCCGGGGCGCTTCACCCAATACAGGTGCATGACGTTCGGCCGGCCGAATTCGTTATAGGCGGGGTACCGGATCCAGCCTGCGGGCGCGTAGGAGCCCGGCGCCCCGATCGGGCCATCGCCGGGATGCGCCTTGCGGATGTAATACGCAATGGGTTGCCCGCGCGGGCCGAGTTCCACCCCGTCCCGGATGTGGGGATTCGATCGCAACTGGGTCGGCGTTTCGAGACGGTCCGCTTCGATCACCTCGAGGGCCAGGCTGTACGGCCGCTGCGGTTCCCGCTCGAGCATCAAGGGGATCAGGAGGACCTCCCCGTTGTCGAGGATTTGCCGCTCGACCAGGCCCTGCATTTCGTAGAAGTCCATCCGGCCTTGGGAGTCGGCGGAGCCGGACCAGTTTTGAAAATTCCGCTCGGCGGCTTTTTGAAAATCGAGGACGCTCTCCTGGCTCAGGCCCAGGGCGTCGTAATCCACGCGGCACTGGGGATAGATTCCGCTGCCGATGGTGTGCATGACGACGGTGGAGGTGATGCCGGCGGCATGCGCGTCGTTTCGGCCGAGATCGCGCGAGCGCTCCCGGAGCATCGGCAGATCAGGAAGCAGATCCGCATCGGCGGAGCCGCCCATCGGGGCCCAGTCGCGCCGCAGCCGGTCCCGCAGCGCGCCCTTGTAGCTGCCGAACATCTTGACGGCCGACCTGGCCGCCTTGCGGCGAAGGCCGCGAATGGGAGACACGGCGGTAATCACCGAATCCAGAAACCGCCCGGTGCGTTCCAGCGCCGTGGGTCGTGGTGAGAGGACTTCCCTCATCCGACGAGGTTCCGCACGCCGCCGGGGGTGCTCGAGGCAATCTGCGCATCGCAGGCCGCGATCGCTTCACGAAGGTCTTTGAGATTGTGATAGGTGAGGAAGCGCTCGCCGATTTTATAGGAGGCGACCTTGCCGGTGGCGATCGCGATATAGGCGGTCCAGAGGGCGTCGCGATCTTCCTGGAGCGTAGGCATCCTCGTCCAGAAATGTCAGATTGTCCCTACGTAGTCAAAAAGTATACTGTCCGTATTGGACAGTAGGTGAGAAGTGAAGAAAGAGTTTACTGCCCGAGGTAGGCGCGCATGAAGAGGATGAGATCATCCCGCATCACGTACACATGGCCGCGAAAGTTGAGGTGGCTGGTGAGCTTCCCGGCCGTCTGCCAGTAGCGCACGACGGAGCGCTGCCGGCCGAGTACCAGCGCCACATCGCCGAGGGAAAAACTCGGCTGCAGCGGGACGCGGACGGTGGTTCTGGAGGGGGGGGCAATCATATGATCCGTTGATCGATCCTGAGCAGGCGAAGTTTCCTGCCTTCAAGCATCAGGCTTTCCGTGACGAAGCGAACGCCGTAAAAGGCCTTGGCCAGACGCACCATGACATTGCCTTGCCGGATCACGAGCGTTTGGCTGTTGTCCTCCACGAGCACGTCTTTGGTCACATCCTCCCAGCGCTCCGCATTGAGGGCGATCCCATCACTAAAAAACGGTGGCATCGGCAACGGCACCGGCTCCCAGTCTGAAATCGGATAGAGCTTGAGGACCCCGCCAGCCGGATCGAGGTAATAGCTTCGTTCCCCAAATTCATGAATAGCCCCGTCCCGTACTTGCTGGTGTTCGCACGCAAGATACTTGTGCCGGATCTTCATGGGGTCGGCATCGCCATGCGGACCAGTTTGTCTTTGAGATCCGCGATCTCGGCCTGCTGATACTTTGCAAGACCAAGCAGTGGACCGACGAGACGCACCATTCCTGACTGAAATTCCGACAGACCTATTACATCATGGTCAAAATCGTCGCAAAGCTCTTTTGCCTCGGCCCATAACTGGCTCAGCTTCGCGTCACTCATCGCCGCCCCACCCAGCCGCCGCCGCGCCGGTGCGGGCCGGGCGGCTCGCCGCCGCTGCCGCCGCGGTTGACCCATGAGTCTTTCGCCTGGGGGCGATAGGTCTGGACCTGGTCGCCGGATCGCAGGAGATAGACCTTGAGCATGTCGGCCGCCGCGAGCTGATAGACTTCGCAGTCCAGATAGTGATTCGCGCGGCCCTCCGACACCAGCGTCCAGGCCTCATGGACGCGGCCGCTGACCTTCTCCCGCACGGTGATCTTCTGTTCGCTGGTCAGATGATCGAAATACACATCCTCCTCCGCCATCTCCGGCAGATGCCATTCGCCGGCGTCCCCAGGCTCGGTATGAATCAATCGGTTCAGCTTATCCTTGTAGTGATTGACGTCCAGCGACCAGAGGGTCAGGCCACCCTTGATCGGTTTGCCCATCCCGTCCCGGTCGATCAGCGACGTCCGCATCGGCAGGCCGGAGGCGAGATGGTCATAGCCTTTGATCGGCCGCACATGCTCGAGATGCTTGCGGGCCCACTGATAGACCTCATTGGTGCGATGGCCGGAATCGATGCAGGTCAAGCGGACGCGCTGCGCAGCGTCCTTGCCCGGGTAGTCGGTGAGGAACAGCACGACATCGAGCTCCTCAAAGGTCTCGACCGTGCCGCGGCGAATCAGCCAGCTCTCCTCGCCGAGCCCCCATCCGCGAAGCGAAAAATAGAAATGATCCTCCTGGACGTCGACGGCGCCGGTCAACACCAGCGCGCCCGGGGGGACCTGGCCCATCGCCCACACGCCGCAGCGCCGGTGCAGATCTGCCGCCTTGGTCTGCTGGACCCGCTCGACCCATGGCTCGGCCAGGACGGAATTGACGAACGCCATCAGGAGGGACGGTTCGGCCTTCGCCCCGAGGAACTCCGCCGCGATCTCCGACCAGGACACCCAGGGCGAATATAGCGCCGACAGATGATAGCCGCGCTTGGAGGAGGTCGCCGCCGACTCGAGCTGCCCGCCGGCGATGACCGCGCCGAACGGCACCCAGATGCCCTGCTCGATCATCCCGCGCTTGGCGTGCTCCTCGATCTTCGCCTCGCAGAACCCGCACTGATAATAGGCCAGGCCGTCGCGCTTAATCACTTCCGGATCCACGCCGTCCGGCCAGCAGAGCTGTCCCTGTTTGCGGGCCTCTTCGATCGCGCCGGACCACTTCTGGGAAAAGAACAGCGGCTGCAATTCGCCGCACGACGGACACGGCACGTAGTAGCGGCGCCGATCGCTGCTCTCATAGTCGCGGGTGATGTAGCCGGTGCTGATGGTCGGCGTGCTGACCTTCACGATCTTGCGATTCCAAAAGGTGCGCGTGCGCTCGATGGCGAGCTTGACCGGATCCGCCTCGCGGCCGGAGAATTTCGGATACTTGTCCACCTCATCGCACAGCACAAAGCGGCAGGCATCGCTGCCGAGATCCGCCGGGGAATTGGCGCCGGCGAATTTCAAATTCATCCGGTCGAAAGTATAGAGCTTGCCGGCCAGATCGTCTTCCTTACCGGTCGTGTGTTCGAAGAGCGATGGCGAGGCCGTGATCATCGGCTTGACCCGCTTAAAGGCCCAGGCCTTGGCGTCCTCGTCGCGAGGCAGCACGACCATCGTTGGCGCCGGGTCGTAGTCGATGACATAGCCTAATATATTTAGGATGGTTTCGGTCTTGCCGACCTGAGTAGCCGAGCGCACCACGATTTCCTCCACCTCGGGCGAGGAGAAGCTGTCCATGATCTCGCGCAGGTACGGGGTCCGTTCCGTCCGCCACTGGCCGGCTTCGGCGCTGGTCCAGCGGGTGAGGACTCGGCGCTGATCCGCCCACGGCGACACCGACAGCGGCGCGCCGGGCTGCAGCTCGTGGAGGGG